AACAACTGTACAGGCAAATACAAAATACAGTGCTGACGGTGTAGCTTCTTTAACAACAAACAAGTCAAATATTGTAAACGAAGCAGCCAATCAAGCTAATATAGGAATCAGTGGGACTAGCCTTAAAACAATAAGCCCTCAAGCTTTAGAAACTATGCTATATTTAAACAATCAAGGAGCAGGGGGAGGCAAGTCTAAAGGGATTTTAAATACTATTGTTCAGTTTAAAAGAGCCTTAACAGAAAAACCAAGTTTAATGTCTGGGTATACTCCTGATATTTCATCAACTGGAAAAGGAAAAAAAGCAGTAGGGCAAGGAATTGTAGCAGGAACAGGAGTAGGAATTGTAGCAGGAGCAGGTGGAGTATTGCTTTTTGCAGACGAAGACAAAACTGAAAAATCAGTTGAAGCTCCAATGTCAGAAGAAATTGAAAAAGATGCAAAAACTTTAGAAGCCGAAAACTTTGATAGGGTATTCAGTAAAAAAATAAAAAATGCTGAAAAAGGACAGACTTCATATATGTATAAGCCTTTAGATCCAGACGCGCCTGAAAGAGAAATTGCACTTGAACTTGAAGCGGGAGACACTAAGCTAGTTCCAAAAAACAAAGGCGGCATGATGAAGTACGCTGAAGGCTCTATGCTTATGCCACCCGAAATGGAAATGGAAGAAGACATGCCTGAAGATACCTACGACAACATCCCAGAAGATGAGATGGATGCTGTAGAAGCTTCACAGCTTCCAGACTCAGAAATGGAAGAGGACTACACAGGCTATGTATTAGGGCAGTCTTTAGACACAGAAGAACAAGATTATTTAATGGGCGTTCTAGAAACAGACGAGCGTTTAAGTGGCATCTTTGACAAGGTTATGGATGTTGCAGGAGAATTTGCCGGAGAAGGAGCCGTAGAAGGCCCCGGAACTGGCACATCAGATTCGATACCCGCAAGGTTGTCGGATGGTGAATTTGTTTTCACCAAGAAAGCCACCGATCAAATGGGCGCGGATCAGCTACAAACTATGATGGACGATGCTGAACGTGCTTATGATGGTGGTTACATGAAGAAAGCATTCGGAGGTTTAACTAGCGAAGACGATATAAAAATGTCTTCTTATGACAGTGATGACGAAGTTAAGAAACAAATGGTCACTGCTAACCGGATGCCAAGCGTAAGATAACGATAAAGCCACTTTATTAATTTAAACCCTTTATCACAAAATATAATCCAGAGGCCACCTTGAAGTATCAAGACCCTATATTACAAACGCGAGTAATATAGCCACCTTGAAAGACTAGCAAGCCCCAAAAGGAGAGTGACAAGATGAGTAATGTAACAGAACAACTTGATGAACCCGAAGCCAATCCATACAATTCTCGAAAGGCGTGGCACACAGAAGACGCCCCCAGTCGAGGATCAGCAGATGGGCTATACCAAGAAGAGACACCTAAGAAGGCTACCCGCAAAGCGGCCCCTGAAGAGGAAGCTCAGACAGGTACTACAAATTATAAGAAACGATACGATGATCTAAAGAAACATTACGATCAGAAAATTGCAGACTTTAAGCAGAAAGAACTACAACTTACAGCAGCGGCAACAGAAACGCAACCTGCGTATGCCCCGCCTAAGTCAGCCGAAGATCTTGAAAACTTTCGTGAGCAATATCCTGATCTATATGAAACCGTAGAAACTGTTGCACACTTACAAAGTGAACAACAAATGCAAGCTTTAAAAACTAAAATGTCTGTTCTTGAAGAACGAGAATTAAACATACAGCGAAAAGAAGCTGAATCTACACTACGCTCACGGCATCCTGATTTTGAGGATATACGAGGCGATGATAAGTTCCACGAATGGGCTAAAGAACAACCTGAAGTAATTCAAGGTTGGATCTATGAAAACCCAGACAATGTTAATTTAGCAGTCAAAGCTATTGATCTTTATAAAATGGAGAACGGCATCAAGACAAGTAAGAAGCAAAAACCGTCTAAGTCACAATCTTCCAACTCTTCAGCAGCAGATATGGTATCTACAAGAACTACTCGCGTAGATTCTAAGCAGCCAAAGATTTGGACACAACGGGAAATTGCAGCTTTGTCTATACAACAATATGATAAGTTTGAACAAGAAATTGATTTAGCTATCATGGAAGGCAGAGTGCAGTAACTACTTATTGTCTTTTTTTAGGAGTAACACAACATGGCTTTTAACCAATCGGACGCTCTATTTGAGCAAGGCACAGACACTAACGGTAACTTCGGTAACTCAGTAGCTGGCCAAACTAACAGTTTCTTTCTTCCTTCGATTTACTCGAAGAAAGTTCTTAACTTCTTTCGCAAAGCTTCTGTAGCTGAAGCAATTACCAACACTGATTACAGTGGTGAAATTTCGTCTTTTGGTGATTCTGTAAAGGTTATCAAAGAACCAGTAATTACTGTTTATCAGTATGAGCGTGGTGCAGACGTAACTCAAACTAAGCTAACTGACCAAGAAATTACTTTGGTTGTTGACGTAGCCAACGCATTTAAATTCATCGTTGATGATATTGAAACTGCAATGTCTCACGTTAACTTTAAAGAAGTTGCTGCTTCTTCTGCTGCTTACGCATTGAAAGATGCTTTTGACGCAGGTGTAATTGCGAAGATGATCGCGGGCGTTTCAGCTTCAAGCCCTAACCACATCCTTGGTAGCGACAGTGCTACTGACCTAGCCGCCGGAACTTTTGACGGTACTGGTAACTTGGATATTGGTTTTGGAACTAATGAGCATGATCCTCTTGATCTTATGGCGTACATGGCCCGTCTTCTTGACGAGCAAAGCATTCCAGAAGAAGGTCGTTGGTTCTTGGCTCCACCTAGCTTTTACGAGCAGTTGTCTCAGTCTAGCTCTAAGCTAATGTCTGTAGACTTCAACGCAGGCCAAGGCTCTATCCGTAACGGTCTAGTATCATCTGGCAAGCTACGCGGCTTTGACATGTACAAGTCTAACAACATTGCTACTCCAAGCAATGCTGCGGGTCAAGTACTGTCTGGTCACATTAGCTCCACTGCAACTGCACAGACTATCACAAGCACTGAGGTCATCCGTGATCCAGATAGCTTCGGTGACATCTGTCGTGGTCTGCACGTATATGGTGCTAAAGTATTACGTCCTGAAGCAATGGTTTCAGCGTTCTACGGTATCGACTAAGTAAGTAACTAGAGATGGGGGTGTAAAAGCCCCCTGATCTTTATAAGAGGTATTTATGCCACTAGTAGGAAGCGACAACAAGCCTGTAATGATTAAAGGAAACAGCAAGAAAAGAATTCTTGGAGACACAGGTAACTGGTACAAGCCAGAGAATAAAAAAAAATACGAAGATAACTGGGACGCTATTTTCGGAAAGAAAGAAACTGAAACTAAATCAAAGGCGCAATAATTTATGGCAACAACCTACCTTGAATTAACTAATGAGCTTCTACGAGAACTCAATGAAGTTGCCCTTACATCAACAACTTTCGCATCCGCGTTAGGTGTTCAACAACATGTCAAAGACTCAGTAAACAGAGCTTACTTTGATATTATAACTGAAGAACCACAATGGCCTTTTCTAGCTTCGGCAGAAAGTGGTGAGACAGATCCCATGTACGGCAACGTATATGTTGAGACTGTTGCAGGCACAAGATTTTATGAACTAAAACCCGCTAGTTCAAACATTACAACGGATTTTAGTTCAATAGACTGGGACAACTTCTACATGACCACCGTAGGTGTCTCAGGTGAAGTAGCTCCTTATGTAGCTAGAAACTTACGCTTTATGACTATAGAAGCTTGGAAAGACTTTCGCAGAATTTCGGAGAACTTAGATGATGCAGACTCTCAACAATTTGGTGTACCTAACGCTGTTATACGTAGCCCTGACTCTCGCAAATTTGGACTCAGTCCCATTCCTGACAAGGTCTACCGCGTCTGGTTCTACGCTTGGGATCTTCCTTCAAGACTCTCTGGACACGGAGACACTATAGTTTTTCCAGATTTGTATACGGGCGTTCTACAAGCTAGAGCTAGGTACTACATCTGGCAGTTTAAAGATAACCCGCAAGCAGCAGCTTTTGCACTAGAAGATTATAGAAAAGGTTTACGTAGCATGCGCTCTAATCTTATTGAGCCAGTACCTGCGGATATTAAAGATGACCGGATGAGGTTCGTTTAATGGCTGCTTCACAACCCTTTGGTATTTCATGCAGAGGTGGTTTAAATACTAACCTTAATCAACTTGAAATGCTCGCACAGCCCGGAGTTGCTACAGAGTTATTAAACTTTGAAGTTAATCCAGATGGCGGGTACAGACGTATAAACGGTTACTCAGCTTTTGGTGATACTCGACCTAACGGTGGTAATCGTATTCTTGGTGTGCAAGTATATGCAGACGGAGTAATTATTTGTAGTGGCGTTGGAATTTTCTTTAGTCAAGATGGCGAAACTACTTGGTTACAGATTAACAAAGCAAGCGTTGCAAGTGGAGGAGATAACTTCTCAACTTTTTCAGGCCGCAGTGCAGACGATAGAACTGCACAAGCTCAAACATCTTTTGCAGTATTTGAAGGAAACACCGATTACGGCTCAGTTGTTATTACTGACGGAGTTAATAAGCCTTTTCTTTTTAAAATGACAGGAACAGGAACTTTAGCTAACCGTACATTTTTTGCAGAAGAAGTAACTGTTAGCGGAACAACAGCACCGACCACATGCGCTATACACAATAATCACTTAGTTGTAGCAGGCGCACCAACCGCAAAGAACACAATCTTTTATAGCTCAACACTTGATCCATCTAGTTTTTCTGGTTCAGGTGCAGGCAGCATCTTATTGCCAGACCAAGTAGTAGGCATCAAAAGCTTTCGTGATGACTTAATTATCTTTTGTCGCAATAGCATACACAAGCTTATCAACATTACTAGTTCTTCTAACATTGCAATTGTTCCAGTTACTAAAAACGTAGGTTGCTTGAGTTCACATAGCATCCAAGAGATTGGCGGTGACTTGGTGTTTCTTTCACCGGATGGCATACGTTCAGTAGCAGGTACAGCACGTATTGGTGACGTTGAATTAGGATCAGTAAGTCGGCAAATACAGTCTGTAATATCTACACTTGCAAAGTCTGTAAATACTTTTACGCTTGCTAGTACAGTACTCCGAAGCAAATCACAATACAGATTATTTTTTAGTCAGGTTGGTGGTGCTTCGTCTATTGCGCTTGGAATTATAGGAACATTAACACCTAACGGTTTTGAATGGTCTGAAACAAAAGGAATACAAGCAACAGGTCTAACATCGGGCTTTAACAAAGATGGCGTGGAAAAAACATTTCACGGAGATAGCAAAGGCTATGTTTATAACCATGACTCAGGCAATGCATTTTCTGATGATGGAACAGCTTTTAATATTTCAGCAAAATATAGCACACCCAATTATGATTTTGGAGACATTGGAACTCGAAAGACTTTGTACTACGTTAAAATATCTGTGTCTCCTGAAGGCCAGATACTTCCGTTTCTAAGACTTCGATATGATTACGAAGACTTAGACATTCCTCAACCTGCACCATATCCCGTAGTAGGAATTCCAATTCCTTCTTCTTTTGGAAACGTAGCGTTTGCAGCATCAACATTTGGCGGCAGTAAAGATCCAATGTTTAGACAAGCAGTAGAAGGAAGTGGACACGTAACAAACTTTAGAATTACCAGTGATGACCAAAACGCACCCTATGCAATTAACGGCTTGTACGTTGATTACGTCCCATCAGGCAGGAGATAACCAGACATGGCAGGATCAAGTTATACTAGACAAAGCACACTTACAGATGGCGATACAATCACCGCTGCACTTTTTAATGACGAATACAATAAACTTGTATCTGCGTTTGCATACACTTCTACTGGAACTACCGGACACCAACATGACGGTGGAGCAGGAGAAGGTGGTAACATTGAAATTATTGGCGATCAAGATTTCTTAAACAAGCTTGTAGTCGATACCACTAACAACCGTTGGGGATTTTTTGTACAGGTAAGCAGTGCAGCAGTAGAACAGATTCGCATCCAAGACGGTGCAATTGTTCCTGTAACTGATTCAGACATTGACTTAGGTACTAGCTCTTTAGAGTTTAAGGACGGCTTCTTTGACGGAACTATCCATGTAGATACACTAGACGTAGATGCTAACGCAACCATTGCAGGCACTCTAGGCGTAACAGGCAACACAACTGTTGGCGGCACACTAGGTATAACAGGCAACACAACTATCGGTGGAACTCTTGTAGTCACTGGTACTACAACACTTAATGGCGGTACGCTTACTCTAGGTGACGCAGCAAGTGATAATGTTGTATTCGGTGCAGATGTAAATAGTAATATTATCCCTAACACTGACAGTGCATTTGATCTTGGAAGCTCTGGACAAGAGTGGCGTGATCTTTACTTAGACGGTACAGCACACATAGATACACTAGATGTAGATGTGAACGCAACCATTGCAGGTACACTTGGTGTTACGGGTGTGTTGACTGCTTCTTCTTTAGACATTTCTGGAGATATAGACGTAGACGGCACTACAAACCTTGATGTTGTTGATATTGACGGAGCTGTTGACATGGCTACAACGCTTGCAGTTGCAGGCAACGTAGATTTTAATGGCGATTTAGATGTAGACGGCACTACAAACTTAGATGTTGTTGACATTGATGGTGCTGTAAACATGGCGACCACTGCACTCGTTACAGGCGTATTAACCACAACCGCTGCTACTGTGTTTAATGGTGGCTTTGCTTCTAATGCTGATTCTACTCTTGGCACTGATAAAAAAGTCCAGTTCAGAGACTCAGCAATCTACATTAACTCTAGTGCTGATGGACAACTAGACATAGTAGCTGACACAGAAATTCAAATAGCTGCAACTACAATTGATATTAACGGAGCTATCAATGCAAGCGGTGAGATAATCGCTGCATCTCTAGACATCTCAGGTAACGTAGATATTGACGGAACTACTAACCTTGACGTTGTGGATATTGACGGTGCGGTTGATATGGCTTCTACGCTGACTGTTGCAGGTGTTCTAACAGGAGCTTCCTTAGACATCTCTGGCGATATAGATATTGACGGAACTACCAACCTTGACGTTGTGGATATTGATGGCGCAGTTGACATGGCTTCTACACTGACTGTTGCAGGAGTCCTAACAGGTGCTTCCTTAGACATTTCAGGCGATATAGATATTGACGGCACTACTAACCTAGACGTTTTAGATGTTGACGGTGCAACAAACTTTGCAGCCGATGTAACCTTTGCAGATGGTGCAGACATTATCACGGCATCAGCAGGCACAAGTAACTTCCGCGCAGGTGTCAACGCAGGTAACAGCATTACTAGCGGTGGTAGTTTAAACGTGTTGGTAGGTGATGAAGCAGGTACTGCGATTACTACTGGCGTTCAAAACACCATCGTGGGCGCTAATGCAGGTGACGCTTTAACGGATGCTGATTTTAATGTAGCTGTCGGTCAACGCGCTCTTTCAGCAGACACTTTAGGCAGTAGGTCTGTTGCTATAGGTTATCTATCTTTACTTTCACAAAACTTTACTTCGGCAACCAATGCATATAATACAGCCGTAGGTTCTCAGGCAGGAATGTTAGTCACCACAGGCGTTCGTCAAACTTTAATTGGCGCACTAGCCGGTGACGCTCTAACAACTGGAGATAACAACACCGCAATCGGCTACAACTCTTTAAGCACAATGACTGTGGGTGACAGGAACGTAGCAGTTGGTGTAGGCACGTTAGCCACTGCAAATGTAACCTCAAACGCTGATACCTACAACACCGCAGTGGGTTTTGATGCGGGTAACGACATCACCACAGGCGTTCAGAATACCATCGTGGGTGGTCTTGCCGGTGATGCTTTAACTTCCTCAAATAACAACCTTGCGATTGGTTATAAGGCACTTAGTGCTGACACCGTTGGAACAAAAACTACTGCCATAGGTTTTGAAGCTCTTATGAGCCAAAACTTTACTTCAAATACGGATAGTTTCAACGTGGCTGTGGGTTACACCGCAGGTAGGGGAATCACCACAGGCACTGAGAATGTTTTAATCGGTGGTCTTGTAGGTGATTCAATCACTACTGGCGAAAGAAATACCGCTATAGGCGGTCAAGCATTAAGCAGCAATACAACAGCATCTGCTAACTCCGCAGTGGGTTACAAGGCATTGTTTGAAAACACGACAGGCGCTAATAATACTGCGGTGGGTCAAGACGCTTTAAGGCTTAACACCACTGCCTCTAACAACACAGCCGTTGGATTGTCTGCTTTACGCGCAAACACCACAGGCGCTAACAACACTGCTGTCGGACACTCATCAGGAACCGCAGTAACAACAGGCATTGAAAACACTTTTCTTGGCTCTGTTGCAGGTAATGGTGTTACATCTGGCAGTAAAAACGTTTGCATTGGATATAATGTTGATAGCGGTAGCGTAACTGATGAACACGTTATCGTTATTGGTCATGGAATTACAGGAAATGGCAATGACTTTAGTTTCGGTAAAGCTTCCCATGTTGTAAGTAATGACTTTAACGCTGACGCTAACTGGTCACGTTCTTCAGACGAACGACTAAAGAAAAACATTACAAATCAAACACTAGGTTTAGATTTTATCAACGCCCTTCGGACTGTTAAGTATAACTGGAAAGCAAGTGGTGAGCTTGATGCTTCGGATGCTCAGTTAGCACATCTACGAGAAGAAGATGCTGACGGTAATATTATTAACCACATGGACACAGACGTAGTAATGCACAACTTTATTGCTCAAGAAGTTAAAAGCGCATTGGATACTGCGGGTGTATCAAACTTTGGGGGATGGAAAGAAGATCGACACGGTGTACAGCAAGTGTCCCGTGAGATGTTTGTAATTCCTTTAGTTAAAGCTATGCAAGAACAAACCGCTGTTATCGCAGCACTCACCGCAAGAATAGAAACCCTAGAAGGATAAAGACAATGGAAGATCGTACAGCAGAACAACTCGCACAAGACTACTCAGCAATGGGTGATAGCGTAGCTTTAATCACAGACGTAATTGCAGGCAACTGTATGGCTGACGAAGATGCCGAAGACCGCCAAGGCTGTGTAGACCGCAACACTCAGCACCTAGAGTTGATGGTAGCAAAAGACGATTGGGGCAGTGAAGACATGACAGCCACAAATGCCGCCATAGTCTCAGGCAACGGGTACACCGCAAGCTAATGTTAAAACAAAAACTACTTTTTTTAATTATAATTTTACCGTTTGTTGTAGCAATAGTATATTCGTTTATACAAACTTCTGGAGTATAGAAAACAATGGAATATTTATTAGACCTTTACGTGCTTGCAACCTCATTAGTATCTATTGCTAGTGTTGTTTGTAATTACACAGAAACTCCTAAAGACGATGAGCTTGTTGCTAAAGCTTATAAGATTTTAGAGCAGTTTGCATTCTTGAATAACAAAGCTAAACAATAGCAGAAGGGTGTAACTATGGCTGTACAAGAATCAGTAAAAGAAACAGTAGATATAGTAGCCGCTTCAACGGGGCTACTTTCTTTAGTAGCGTGGCTACCCCCTACAGCGTCACTGTTTACGATAGTTTGGTTGGGCATTAGAATATACGAATCCGAAACAATCCAGAAAATAATGGGAAAAGATAAATGAGCAAAAAAAATAAAGCTAATTCTAATACTTTAATACAAGGAATAATCTAATGCCTTATCCAAACTTTACTGATGAAGAACTAAAAGAATTTGCGGAAGGCGCTAAGCGCGGTAACGGTGGCCGTAATGGTGACGATAACGACAACGATACTTCTACCGATTTGGATAACGATGACATTGACATTGGGCCGCCACCACCACCACCACCTACGCCCTCTGAAACCGCTCGTGCTGATATTGCTACTGCAACAGCCGCTAACACTGCTGCTGGCACTGTAGGTGAAATATCTGTTTCTTTGCCAGATAAAACTGGAGCGCCAACAACAATTATACAGGCCAAACCACAAGCTGCACCAATTACAGACGCTACTACGGGAGTAGTTGGATCAGATGTTAGTGAAGGAAGTAAAAATCTTACAGCTCAAGATCAAATTCAACAGATGGGTAAAGCTGGCACAGTAACTACTAAAGGCGTTGATGTCCCCCTCATGGGTTCAACACAGAAAGGACAGGTGACAAAAGGAGTGGCTGAGCCAGTTGCTTCTGCTTCTACGTACACTGGTACACCAGTAGGAGACTTAACAGCTACACAAGCAGCGCAAGGACAAGTAAGTCAAGGAGCTATTGCTTCAGCCGAAGGTGCAACAATGACCGCACCCGCTGAAGCTGCTGAACGGGACTCTGCTGCTGAAGCTGCTGCATTATCAAAAACAGTAGGCTTTGATGTTTCTCAAAAGGCTTACGTAGACGCAGTAACTGGCAAAGAAGTTCAAGTTGCTTC